AGAGTGTAGTCCCTTCCTGGGCAGTGAGTGTGGGAAGTACGCCAAGGTCATATTCCACAGGAGCAGCCAGCTTATAGACGACAGTGACCGGTGTGCCGACTGCATACTGCTCAGCAAGATAAGCATTAAAATCCGTCGCCGTTGCGAATCGCGTATCCCGTACCAGGATCGCATTTGTCTGGTATGCTGTGCAGATGGCCAAATCTACTGCCTCGTTATAGATGGTGGTATGGTCTGTAGCCTTGTAGTGGGAGCATAATCCGCCAAACGTACTTGACCAGCTGTTTGCAGAGGCAATCTGTGTCTTTTGCAACCGAAAGACATTGCCCAGCCATAGATAAAAACCCTCTGTGCCCTTCAGCACAAAAATTCCATAGGTCTGTACGTACTTTCTTCTCGCCCAGTCGATATAGCCAGCGCCACAGGGTGCAGGCAATGCAATGCTATGACTCTGCTGCGTAACGCCGCCGGCATCGGCAACAGATACATTCACCGTTTCCGTAGCTGTGATGAGTCTGATGTTGTCCGGGCTGGGATCTCCTTCCCCTGACTGCACAGCTTTCATCCTGCCAATAAAGCTAATGCCGCTGCCCGCCCTGGCACCAAAGCTGACACTACCGTTGCCGGTCTTTGCTCCAAACACATTGCCAACATTTCCGTAGGACTCCGCTATTCGTATTGCCTCTGCCGCCGCCGCTTTCGCTTCTTCTACAGACTCGGAAAATGCAGTGTAATACTGCGTCGCTCCCTCACTGCCGGTGCCGGGAACGCGTTCAACAATATAAGGGATGTTCCACGTGCCCAGCTGAGAGCCGTCAGCATTGTTGATGACCAAGCAAAGCTCGCCCGAACCGGCGTTGGTCAGCATTTGGGTGATCAGCTCCACAGTAACGGTGTTGTCATCGACACTGAATGCGCTGGCGTCGCCGATCCTGGAGTAGTTTCCTGCGCCGCTGGCACTGGAGTACCAAACAGACAGTGCAGCATCATATGGAATTGGATAGGCTGCTCCAGCATCAGTAATCACTGCCCGGATTTTCCTACCCACATCGCCCTGCTTGACCAACAAGCGGGGCTGCACATTCTTTATCGTCAGATCTAAATTGAATGTTTGCATTTTGTTGCCTCCTTGTATGAACTCACAACCATTCCATCTTGCTGAGTTCCCAAGAATCTTCAGTAATGCTGGTTGCTGTAACATGACTTCTAGACCCATCAGCCCATTCGAACAGCACCGAACCATATGGCCGCCCAGATGCACCCCTAAATTTAAACAACGATACTCTCGCACCTTCTGGATAACTCGAGTTCGAATCTAAATGCACCGCAAAATCTCTTATGTTTCTGCGTCCATCATCTCCGTCAGTTTCTCCTCGGAGAGTTTGTCCCCAGCCCTGGACAGATAGGCTTTCCGGCCGGCGGCATTAATGGTATCCAGGTCGTCCGCAGCCTTGCGCAGTTCTGCGGCATTTCCATATACCCCCATCCACATATTGTGGATCATCATCAACGCATTAGCGGGCATAATAATCTCATCACCGGCCATAGCGATCACAGACGCAATGGAGCAGGCAAAACCATCCACATGCACCACCTTCTTAGCGGAGTGTCGCTTCAGCTGATTGTAGATTGCCGTACCTTCAAACACGCTGCCGCCGTAGCTGTTGATGAAAATGTGGATTTCCGCCACATCAGGATATTTCTCCAGCTCCTGACGGAAATGGTTGGCGCTGGTCTCTGATTCGATCACATCGCCCTGCCAGTTGTAATGATCACCCTGCACATCGCCATAGATGTACAGATTCAGCTCGCCACCTGCCGACTGTTTCAGTTCCCACATTCTTTTCACTCTGTTTTACCTCCTTTCCCGCCGTTTTCTGCTGCACGGGCAGCTGCTTCCATGGTGCCGATGTTCAAGGTCAGCCAATGCTTGTTCGCCCACGGTTCGTCTATCTTAGGCAAGCCAGCAGCCGCCAGTACATCATTGATAGAGAACGCACCGGAACCAATCAGCTTCTCCACATTCGCCGCATTGGAGAACATATCGAAGTGAATGATGGTCGTGGTGTCGATCTGGATGAAATTGCCCTGCTTCCACTCCTCAAAGCCGTAACGCTTCCGGGTCAGCTCTTCCTGGATCTGGTCACACAAAGGGTCGATGCAAGTGGTTAGTGTGCGAATCATGGCATCCTTGGCATCCGCCACCTCACCGGTGATCAGCACTGGAGTAATACCAAACCCCCGGGCGGTAAAGACGAAGATATCGTCCATCATGGCCTTGATATCTCGGGTGTTTTCTGCCTTGGCAGGGTTGTCCTTGCCCATCTCACTGTATTCATAACCTTCGAATTCCGGCAACACGCTACTGTCTGCATCAATCCAGGGCTTGACCTGTTCATCCATCAGCTTTTTAAAATCTCTTGCGAAGTTTTCATCGCCCTCTGCTACTTGATCTACCTTCACTTTCATGCGAACACCGCGACTCCGGGTGTAGCTTTTTTGGGCCGAGTTCAGCAGCTTGTTATAGCTGCCATAGATGCCGTCCAGAACAGGCTTTATATTCTCATTGTTCAGTTTCAAGTGGATCACTTCATTTTCCCGGAACGTCTTGCTGTAGGTCGTCTCACCCACCCGCACATTCCGGTACTCATTCATTTTTGCAGCGTATTTGTCGGGAGTTTCCCAGCTATCCGCCACCACCAGCATTTCATGTCCATCCCGGTGCTTGGTGGAGATTGCCAGTACTTCGTTGTCCGTTGCCAGCCGGTAGATAAACTCATGCCAGAACATAGTGCTATTCTGGTTAATATTAGGCTCAACGTTCAGCATGTAATATTCTGCTTCCTGTATGGGCTCCCGATTACGGAATGTTTTGAACTCACATTTGCCGATAAAATTAGCTATCATGTTCACGCACACTTGAAAGGCCATAACCCGGACACTAAGCTCCTGGGCCGCCGCTTGCAACTCTTCAACACCGACTTCCTTCATCTTCCCTGAGTCCTTGCCGCCGGTTATCCAGCGAAAAAAGGATATTGCCATATTTCGTCACCTCATTTTGCCAAAATTAAAAGCCGACCGCTGCCACCGGGGGAATCTTTGCCTGCTCCCCAGTGCCCAGCACCGGCTCTATGACCATGCTTGCTACAAGAGCCATGAACGGGTCTGTTTTTCGGCTCTTTGCTTCTATTTTTGCGTAGATGAAGTTGCCTGTATCCACGCCCTGTTTTTTGGAGCTTCGGACACGCTTGGTGTTGTTCACCGACCAACGCAGCGGAGGATTGTCGCCCCAGTGATACAGCTCCCTGTCGAAACATTCCTGAATCACCGGCTCCACCTGCATAATATCCGACGGTCTAACCAGCTTCACCTTTTCCTTGTTCTTTGCGTCAAAGCCGATCTCCTTCATTGCCTCGGATACCAGTGTCCACCGGAACTGGTCCATTGCAAGCATCTTGATCTGATATTTCTTCATTGCATCCTTGATGTACCGGGCGAGCAAGTTCGGATGGATGCTTACATCCTCCACCAATGTACACTTCCCTTCCTCCACCCACTTTTGCCATGGTGCCCGGACACGGTGCAGTGTCTTGGACTGCTTGCAGATCCACGCATGGTTGATGTCAAACCGTTGTTCTCCCTTTCGGAAGTGCAGATTTACCGCCGCCCAGTCGCTCAGCTCCGCATAGTCGATACCCACCGTACACTTCCACCGGGTCATGTCCGGCAGAGGCTTGTTGGTTGCCTTGATTTTCTCGTAGGATGTCACTGAGATCTCTTTTTGTCCGGAACGAATTCCGAAACGTTTGGTAATAAAGCTGCTGTTCTGATCCGGCCGCTCTACCCACTTGGTATACTCCTTGCGGATTTCATCCAACAGCGTTGGGAAATACGGTAAAGAGGGGTTTGCCTTAGCCCAGTTCTTTTCGTCGTGGACTTCCTCCACCGAATCCAGCCGGCAGATAAAGTACAGAACGCCATTATCCGGTTTCCCTTCAAACAGCACCTGTTCCGCCTGCTCCAAATAATCATCCAGTGGTCCTTCCGACACCTCGCCATTGGATGTGAAAAAGCCGACCCGTGGTTGGTCGACTTTGCCCATACCGGTGGTGAACACCGTGATATTATCGTAATTTTCGTATTGGTGGACCTCGTTAAAGATCACCATGCCGGACCGCAGACCATCCCGCCCCTTGGGATTGTTCGTATGGCCTTTTACTTTGCCCCGGTTCTTTTTGCCCCGTACTGTTTCTTTGGTGTGGTAGTAGTGCTTTTTCAGCTTTTCTTCCCACTTTGGTGTTTCCAGCACGTCAATGAAATCCAGCATAGGCCGCTGGGCTTGCTCTTCATTGTTTGCGCAGATATCTACATCGTACCGCTGTACTGGATTGTACGGAGAAATCATGCAGGCGCACACGAAGGCAATGAAGCCATCCTTGCCGGCGCCACGGCTCACCATAGCAACGAGGTCCGGCCATCTCGGCTTGATCACCGGTCCTTTCCAGTAAGTACAGCACCATAAGCCCAGGAGGATTTTCTCCCAGGGAATCAGTTCATATGGGAAATACTTCTGCAGCGACAGATACCTTGTCAGCTGCTCTTCGTCTGTGTAAATCGGCTCCGTCTCAAAGCAGGTCCGCACATGTCTTATCAGAGCATGGACATCCTTGTTCGCCACCTGTTGGCCGGACTCTATGATCTCGATAAACTCCAGGATTCGCGGATCAATGTTACAACTCATCATCCTCACCGCCTGCACTATTCCGGGCGGCTGCCTGCTTTCCCGCCTTCACCTGCTCCTGGTAGCCCAACTGGCGGTGCAGTTCATCCATCCGGTCATAGACCTTCATCAGCCGGTCAAGGCTCTTGTTATCAGTTTCCCCTCTCTGAGATCCATTCTGATATTCCACTCGGATTCCCCGGGCGGCCAGATCCTCTTCCAACTCCTTTGACTGACACCACAGGCTCATAAACCGGTTGATCTTATCCAGAAAATATGCGTTATGAATACCAGCGGCCTTCAGATCGATATCCATCTGGCTACGCATTTCCCTGTATGCCTTTGTCCTGGTCCAGTCCTTCTTTTTGCATTCATCTGCCACGATGGCACCACCTTTCGCTTAAATGCATGTCCTGAAATGGCCTTTACCCCCTCCCCCTCACGCGGGCGCACGAAAATCCCCGAATTGTCCGGGACCCTACCGAGTATTTACTATTTTGAAAAAATCGTTTTTTCTGATGGGGGGTATTCTAGTTAATCCCAGCGCTCTTCCGTTGAAAAATGCTGCTTTGCTTGCTTTTTCAATCGCTCCGGATGGCATACATACTCATGGCACTCTTTGCAAACACTGCGAAGATTGCGCTTTTGCTTGCCATCTGTATCCGTGTAAAAAATATCAAGGGCGAGCTGCGGGAATTGCTTCACGTGCTTCTCGTGGTGGACAAGTTCTGCCCTGCGATACCTACCTTTTTCTTTGTGGATTTGACACTCATACCGATCCAGTTTTAGCACCTCTGCGCTCTTGTCTTTCCATTCGCCGGTAAGGTAGAACCGATGGACATTGCCGGAAGCAATTTGATCCCGCAGCCATTTAAGAAATCGTTGCGTCATTGTGTGATTTTTTCTTGAAAAAAATATCTTTTTTTGAAAATAGTGCTTGACTTCCACGTATTTCCGTGGTATAATTTAACCATGGAAAGGAGGTGTGAACCCGATGGGCAAGAAAAAGAAAAAGCCCTCAAGCAAACTCGAAACTGTAAAGACGATAGTAGAAATTCTGGCAGGAATAACAGCAATCGTCAAAACTGTGAGTGAGTTGCTCAAGGGCTAAATCCCAAGGGTGGGGAGGGAAACCTCCCCCATCCTCTAGCCCTATTATAAACCAAGAAAGGAGAATGTCAACATGATTGCAAGATTTTTTCTCAATCTCTCGCAGAGCTTCTGTTTGTATCTGCTGGTATTCTTGAACCTTATGCACGCGATTGAACACCAGTCCTATGACTGGCTCCTTTGGGTGTCACTGATTCTTGCTGCGCTCTCTGTGCTGCTAAATTTCATCCTTGCAGTAAAAGGAGATAAGCAGAATGGTTAAGCTCAAAGAATTGCGCCAGGCTGCCGGCTTGTCCGGGCAGGCTTTGGCAAACCTTTGTGGCATCTCTCGGAGAACGATCGAGGATATCGAAGCCCGTGGTGATTGCCGTATATCCACCGCCTATGTCATTTGCAAGGCTCTTGGGTGTTCACTTGATGATTTTTACACGGAAGAGGCTGGGGAGTAATCCCCAGTCTTTTTTTCTCACACTACCGTTATAGCACATTTATTTGGCTTTAGGAGTCCTACTTTTGGCGGCAGCTATCTTTTTTTATCTCAGTTACATACTCATCTCGCGTTAAAAAGCCGTACTTAAGTCCTACAAGCATAGCAAACTGCCAGCGATATCTCCGTGCTGTTCGGTCAGAAATATGCAGTGCATCCGCTGCGCCGATAATGCTATACCCCCTCCAAAATGTCAG